AGGATGATATTTGTGGGTGGTTATTATCAAGTCAAGGTGATGGTACAGACAAAGCTATGAACTGGGAAGTTATACGAATACCGGCATGGGTTGATGATAGTAGTAGTAAAATTCTTAATCTACCAGTCGGTGAGTCATACTTTCCAGAATGGAAACCAAAAGAAATATTAGAGAATGATGAGGCAGAGATTCGTAGACATAACGGTTCACGATATTGGGAATCATTGTATATGCAGAACCCAGTACCAGACGAAGGTGGTATTCTTAAAAAATCGTGGTTTAGAATTTGGGATGAAGCCGAACCACCACAGTGTGATTTTGTAATACAAACTTTGGATACAGCATTCTCAACAAGAACAACAGCAGATTATAGTGTCATTCAAACGTGGGGTATCTTTGTTACAACCGAAACAGATAGTGACGGAGTTGAACGAGATATCGGTAATTTAATTTTATTAGGTAATGTTCGAGGCCGATTTGAATATCCAGAGTTACGAAGTAATGCACAAGATGCATTTGATGAACACGACCCAGACATTATAATAATAGAGAAGAAAGCCAGTGGGCAATCGTTAATACAAGATTTACGACGAGCAGGATTACCAATACTTGAATATACTCCTGATCGTGATAAAGTAGCGAGAGCCTATGCTGCCTCACCCTTGGTAGAGTCAGGTCGAGTATGGTTGCCAAATAAACTGTGGGCACAAACATTATTTGATGAAGCNGTCAGTTTTCCGAATGCGGCACATGATGACCAAGTGGATGCGATGGTAATGGCGATACANTATATGAAAGATTCTTGGCACTTGCAACATCCCCATGATCCGTATTATAGTGATAATGACAANACTTATAAAAAAAATAAGGCAACCTACTGGAAGGTATCTAATTAATTATGGCAATAGAAAAGAATCCCAATGACATAACGGCACCAATTGATGTAGCTAAAGACAAGCTTAATACACAGTCTGAAGCTTTAGGTATTGATGTAAATATAAATGAAGAACAAGAAGAAGATTTAGCTGTCAATGTAGACCCAACAACGGGTGAAGTTGAGATGGCTTTGAATGAAGACAGTGGTAAGATGTTAGCCTCTATTAGTGAGGACTTTTACATGAACCTTGCTGACTTGATGGAAGAAGACCAACTCGAAGAAATATCCACTACAGTTTTAGATAACTATCAATCAGACAAAGAATCAAGAGAAGAATGGGAACAAACATTTGAACGAGGCTTTGATTTACTCGGACTTAAATTAGAAGAAACAACAGAACCATTTGATGGTGCATGTACAGCGACTCACCCTTTAATTATAGAAAATGCCGTTAAGTTTCAATCAAAAGCATCGCAAGAATTATTTCCAAGTAAAGGTCCAGTCAAGACTCAGATAGTTGGCGCACAAAGTCCAGAGAAAGAAAAACAAGCGCAACGTGTGAAAGACTTTATGAACTATCAACTTACTGAAGAGATGCCAGAGTATTTCGATGAGTTTGAGAAAATGTTATTTCACCTACCGTTAATTGGTACGGCAGTTAAGAAAGTTTACTATGATGAAACATTAGGCCGACCGATATCAGAGTTTATACCTATAGACCAGTTCCATGTATCTAATCTCGTTTCTGATCTTAGACGTGCCGATAGATACACTCATGTTATTTATCGTAGCGAAAATGATTTACGAAAAGACATGGATGCGGGAATGTATAGTGAAATTGATCTCGGTGATCCAGAACAAACAGACAGAGGATCAATCACATCTAAAGCAGAACAAATTATGGGACTATCAGCATACGATGAAAACCCATATGACCCAAGCTACCAACTCCTTGAACAACATCTGTATTTAGATTTACCAGAACCATTCAACAGTCCGACAGGTGTAGCTTATCCCTACATCGTTACGGTTGATAAAAGTTCTAAGAAAGTTCTTAGTATTCGTCGTAACTGGAATGACGGTGATGCTCGTTTTGTAAAAAGAGAACACTTTGTTAGTTATAAGTTTGTACCTGGTTTTGGATTTTACGGACTAGGTTTAATTCATTTCCTTGGTAATCTTACCATGTCAGCAACTGCAGCAATGAGAGCTTTGATTGATGCAGGTCAGTTCTCTAATTTACCGGGTGGTTTTAAAGCTAGAGGTGTTAGAGTTGTTGGGGATAATTCTCCGATAATGCCGGGGGAGTTTCGTGATGTTGAGTCAACGGGTTTAGACTTGGGCAAGTCCATAGTTCCTCTTCCGTATAAAGAACCATCTCAGACTCTCTATCAGATGTTAGGCTTTGTAGCCACTGCCGGCCAGAAATTTGCTGACACGACAGATCAAGTAGTGTCTGACGCAACGAACTATGGTCCGGTTGGCACGACATTAGCATTATTAGAAGCATCGGGTAAGTTCTTTTCAGCAATTCACAAACGACTCCACAAGTCCCAAAAGGACGAGTTTAAAATATTAGCTCGAATAAACCATGAGTTTTTACCAACAGCTTATCCTTATGACATTATAGGACAGTCTGCCGAGATATTCAAGCAAGATTTCGATGGCCGTGTCGATGTAATTCCTGTTAGTGATCCGAACATTCCATCGAACTCACACAGACTCGCCCAAGCACAGCTGATGTTACAGTTGGCTTCGCAGTCACCACCGGGAACTTTCAACATGCCAGAGGTAAACAAAGCGGTTCTTGCCGCGGCTAATGTTGATAATCCAGATAGATTTATGAATGCACCTCAACAGGCTATGCAACAGGACCCTCTCGCCGATATCATGTCAGCTACACGTGGACAGCCGATCAAAGCTTTTCCAGGACAAGACCACGATGCTCACATCGCCGTGAAGACCGCATACTTACAAGACCCGCTCAATGGTGCCAACCCGATTATGAAAATGGTTGAACCAATTATAATGGCTAACGTACGAGAACATATGGTTCTTCGATTCCAAGAACAGATGGGTGGATTAATGAAAGCGCAAGAGGGTCAAGTAGACCAAGGCGCTAGTCTAACTATGATTATGGCAGAGTCAGCCAAACAGATTTTACAGGCGAACCAGTTAGCAGCGCAAGGTGGAGTAGACAGTATCGAGCAACAAAACCTAGACATACAAAAACAATCTGTTATAAATAGGAAAGAACGTGAGGATAAGGAACTCGCTCTTGAAGAAAAGAAACTTAACATAGATGCCATGGTTGAAGCCGCTAAGATTGAAGAAAGTAAAAAAGAAAAAAACGAAAACCTTACAGCCAAAGTGGTAATGGATCTTTTAAAATTAGTTGACAAACAAAAGTTTCAAGAGGGAGGATTCGTCGAACAAGCCAGAGCTGCTCAACCATCATCAGTGGCTCAAGCATCAGCAGAGGAGTTTAAACAAGCAGCCGACCTCGCTGTTAAACAACCGATTGTTCAACCTAAAGGTTTTTTAGAACAAGCTATGGAAGCTCAAGGTATGTTACCAAGAGAAGAGCCAATACCAACTCCCCCACCTCCGGCACCCATTATACCAGTTGAACGAAAAGATATTATTGAAACTGAAGAAGAGGTTGAAAAGATATCTGAAATAGAAAGACAAGAAAAGGAGTTACAAGAAATGTTAAAAATGAAAGAATTAGGTGANCTAACTTATAATCAAGAGATTGGTCCTAACAGTACAAAACCACATCATCCTACACCNACGAGTGGAGTAACGATTGGTTTAGGATATGATATGAAAGAAAAAACAGCTAACGAAATTAAGGATACACTAATGGATGTAGGAGTAGCCGAAGATGTTGCTATGACATTATCTCAAGCAGCTGGTTTATCTGGTAAAGAAGCTACGTCTTTTACAAAAGAAAATAAAAATATACAGTTAACAGGTGAGCAACAGAATAGATTATTCACTAAAGTTTTTACTGATTCTATTNTTNAAACAGAAAAAGATTTGGTTGATATGGGTTATGATCCTAGTAAATTGTCAGAAGCCGAGATAGCTTTATTAGCTGATTATACATACAATGTTGGGTCGATTAAAAAGTTTCCAAACTTTACAGATGCAATTGTAAATAAAGATTATGATAAAGCGAGAAAAGAGTACGAAAGAAAATCTGGTGATAAATTTTTAACAAAAAGGAACAAAGCAACATTAGCTTACATTAATAATTTAGAGAAACAACAGAGTGGATAGCATAACAAACCACGGTGTGGAACTTCCTGATCCTGCCGTTTGTTTTGATGACGAAGGTTACGAACCCAGTAATAATGATATACCTTTAACTTATAATGTTTTGTTAAAGGCTATTCAAGAATTAGATATAAACTCATTTTCTCTAGGTGTTAACAATCTTTATAACAGTGTTAAACCTACGGTTACTGTTCAAAACCAACTTAAATCTGCCTTAGTTGGGTTTACGTTATTACAACAATCTAAAGATATATCGTATGATGGACCCAAACAATTTAAAGAGCTAGGCTATTACGATACTATTATTGATACCGATTCGTTACTTGCTTGTCTTGAGAAAGATATTGTGGAGTTAAAATCATTGGAACCGATCAGAAATACACGGATTCAAGATAGGATGTTAACTATACCGTTAAGTCACAAAGCTTTTGATATTCTAAACGATATATACAATAAACTAAAACTATTACCCAAACCGTACTCGATTACAAATATTAATTTACATATAAGTGATAAAGACGATACCTTTAACGAAT